AATGCACCATATAAATAAACATCAGGATGATTAGTTAGTATATGATTAGTAGTTGTAGAACTATCTAAAGCATCAAAGGCTTTATAAAAAGTTAATCTTGCTGTAACTGCAGTACCAGGTATAGGTTGAAATCTAAAGTTAGTTCCTTCAATACTATATGTTCTAGGTGTACCAGTTGTATCATTAGCAGATAAACTTGCTTGATGAAATGGACTAAGTAATTCTAATGTTCTATCAGGAGTTGTACTTGTTAAAATAAAACTTCTTACTTGTAGAAAACCAGTAGGTAATGCTTCTGTTTCTGCATCAATAGTAAAAGATGTATTAACAGTTTCCATAGCTCGTATTCTTAATCTACGATTAAAGTCTGCTTCAGTTAAATCTATAAAGTCATCTATCTCTGAAGTTAAATCATCACGTGCTAAGAAATTAGCAATAGCTGTTTTTAAGTTAGCATAATTATTTAAAGCCATTATAACCTCTTGCTTCCTACTCTAAAGTTTTGAAATTCATTACTGTTAACCATCTTTCTAATTATTTCTTTCTTAACACTTTTGTGTAAAGAATACCAATTAGAATGACCAAATAGTTCTTTGGTTTTTATTTGCAATGCAATCAAAGGTATCTGAGCTATTCTTTGAAACTCACCTTTTTGCTCATTAGCTCTATGGTTACGAGCTATTTTATTATCTTCTAGTATAGGATTAGTATCTTGTTGTTTTCTTACTACAAGCTTTCTACTAGCTCTATCTATGTGTATATCTTGATTTGGATTATATATATCTGCCATATTACAGTTCTGTTGTATCTACTGCATAAGCATCAACTAATACTCTCCACCCATAAGTATCAGACATAAAGACAAGTCCAATACCTGTATTCTCAGTTGTCAAAGTTAAGTCTGCAGTTAATCCTTGTATCTTTTTACTATTTCTACCAACAGTTAAATTGTTATTATCAAATGATGCAGCACTATCTAATATATGTATTTCATCACCAACTGCAGGGGATGCAGGTAGTGTTACTGTAAACGCTCCACCAGATGTATCAGCTAGTATTCTGTCTCCAGCTACTGCTGTAAAGTTTGCAGTATATGCAGTCCATCTTTTAGCAAAGCCATTGATAGCACCAGTAGTTGTAATTGAATCAATAAATGCATCTTTAAAGTACAAAGAGGAAGTACCTAAGTCTACATCTGAATCTGTTTCAGGTGCAAATACTCCATCAGCTAAAGTAGCTTGTACAGTACCTGCACATCTTAAACTAAATTTATCAGAACTGTGATCGTAAAAAATTTCACCAGAGTTTACAGATGCGTTATCACCAAATTGTATAATACCTATATTATTTGCATTACCTGTAATAAAAATACCTGGTCTAGTATCATCTTCAGTACGTATTGGTGCTAGTGAACTATTCGTTGAATGATTTACAGCATCCCTAACTACGTGCAATTTAGCAAGTGGTGTATCTACATTTACCCCTATACTTACAGGTATGCCTTTAAATATATTTTCTATAGTTGCTTTTTTAGTAGCAGTTGCACTGGTATCTACTATAGGTAATACGTCATCTGATGCAGTAGTTTCTAATGCTGTCAAATCACTAATTTTACTATCAGCCATGTTTAATCCTCTTTTTCTTTTTCTTTTTAGGTTTAGAAAGTTTTTCTTTCTCTTTTAATAATTGTACAAGTTCTTCAAATGTCATTTGCCTTGACCAATGTACTTTTTAAAACTTCTTCGTTTATGTTTATTTTTAGGTCTTGATCTAACACTATGACCTATAGAAGTTCTTTTCTTTACGCCTGCTTCGTGTTCTTGATAAGACTTTGCTTTTCTCATTAGTTTTGAATAGGAGTTCCTGTCTCATAAGAAACACCAACACCATCTTCACGTATGATGTTGTCTCCTGTCTCTAATAATAAATATGATAAATCTTCTAGGTTCAGAGCATCATTAGGCACATCTGTCCTACGATTACGGTATCTGTCCTGACTTCGTAATGAAATAAATCCTGGTCTCATTACTGACTGAGTTCTGTTACTCTTGAAGTTCCAGTTGTAGAACCTACTCTTAATACAGCTACTTTATCAGAACCTGCGCATCTAAAATATTCAACAGTAAATGCTGGTAAAATAAATGATGATGAGGTTGCAGTAGGTGCAGAAGAAATTTCTACATAAGCATCTACAGTAGTAACAATTCTAATATCTCTTGTTTGTGCATTAACTGCATTAGATGCAGCAGATGACGAACCTACAGCTACAGTTTGTGTAGCACCTGGTTTAAATGTTGTTGGAGCTTTTTGCATTTTATATCCTTAAATAAAAGGAGGGGAGCCTAAGCTCCCCCACCTAATTAGTATTATTGGTTGATGTCCAAAATGATTCCGTGTGCGGCTTCATTTCTAACTTCAAGTGTCCATTCAACTAAGAGTTGTTTCTTCTCAGAATCACCTGTTTTAGCAAGGTCATTCACTTGGAAATCTCTTAGGTAGGCAGCACCTAACATATCAGACTGTATTAAGAAACATTCTTTTCCGTTACTTGTTGCCATAACTCTGTTTGGTACAACTTGTAAATCACCGAAATCTGATGCGTAAACATCAATCGCTGCATACTCAGTTCTTGATTCAGCTTGACCAAATCTAGTTGTGTTTGCATTGAATCCAGAGATTACTTGTTTTACTGATGGTGGAACTACCAGCATATCAAGATCGCCACCAGAAGAATATACTTCTTTGATAACAGTCTTTAATATTGCTTCAGTAAGGTCTCTGTCTGTTCCAGAAGTTGGAGCAGCAGTTAAGCCAGTTGAAGCGTTAAAGCCAGTAGATAAAGCGCCAGTTGAACCAGCATCACCATTGGTTTTAATCCATGTTGATAGAGAACCGATTTCTCTAGCAGCAGTTGCAGAACCTACAACAGATACATTTTCTTCGACTAATGCGAATTCCATGTCCTTCTTAAGTTCTTTCGATTTTTTTGCCATCTGGTAAGCCATTTCGTCAGCTCTTCCAGCTGCATCAACAGATGATTGAGTACCAGAAACTGCAATTACTTTGTCTTGAATTTGCGTATAGTTCTTAACTCTTACAGTTGCTGACATAGCATCTATTGTTGCGTCATCACCTTCAATCACAGCGTTAGCAGCAGGATCAGCAAGTGCGTCTGTTTGCCATTCGTGTGATGTGGATGTTGCTACCGCTCTAGGGATAGCAGAAAGGATTGGAGTATCTTCAGGAGATATATTATAAATTACATCTACTAAATCTTCTCTAATACCTTTTGTGTCGTACGTATCGTACAAGTTTGTTGGTTGTGCCATTTAAGACTCCTATTAATTAAAGAAAGTCCTTAAAAATCTTTGCAGCATCTTTATAATGCCCAGACTTTTTCAGACGATTTAGTTTATCTTTTCTTGTCCTTGATAACTCATCTGCTTTAGTTTTAGCAACACCAGGTCTTACAACTCTAGGAGCTTGGGCAACTTTCTTAGTAACTTTAACATTTGATTTTTTAAGTCTATCATATGTCATAGCATCTTTAATTAGCATGACTTGTCTTGCATCATAAATACTATTGATCTCTTGATCCCCATATCCCAACTTAGTTAGGTAGGTTCTCATATCAGATTTCATTTTAGTTGCTTTAGCTGGATCATTAAATTCTGGAACCATTGTAGATAACTTTGTTTGTTGCTCTTGAACATACTTAGTAAATTCATGCATCTGGTTAGCTTTAGTTTCCTCTTGAATTTTTTGTAGATTCTCAGAACGCCTTCTCATCTTGTGTTCAAGACGAGCTGCTTCTGTAGGATCATCCTCATAAAGTTTTTCAAAGTCTATATTACTATACTCGTTTTGTAATTCCTGTTGAGCCATTGTAGTCAGCTCAGTTAGTTTAGACAATTTTTGATTTATCTCAGATTGAGATTGTTGCATCATGTCATTGACCTTTGATTTCTCTAAAGATAGTTCTGACGTTTTGCGTGTGTAATCAGCTTCTCTCTGATACCCTCGAAGTAGTTCATCAAGGGTGACATCCATCTCACTACCATCAACTTTGACAGTATAAGCTGGTTGCTCCTGTGAACTTTCATTAATATCTTGTTCAGCTTCATCTGTAACTTCTTCAGTTACTTCTTCTGATAGCATTGCTTCTTCAGAAGGTTCTTCAATAACTTCCTCTACTGGAGTTTCTGCTGGCTGAGCTTCTGCTTCAGGTGCAGCTTCTTCAATAGGTTCTGGTTCTTGATCGTTATTTTTTTGCATAAGACCTTTAATAGCTTCAGCAGCTTTATTAACTGCCATAGCTTTTGGTCCTAAGTGTGCATCTTTTAATGCCATGGTTACACTCCTTTGTGGTTGGTGTTATATAAGCACTCCATGATGGGTGGTGCTATTTTTTCTTGCGAAGTTCTTCTAATTGTTTACTTGCAAGTTGACCTGTTTCCATAACAGTACGGAAATGGTCTCCAAACTTTCCTAAAATCTGATAGGCTAGGTAGATCTTTGTCCTTGCCAATTCATCATTTGGTCCTGTTTGAAATATCGCTTCAGTATAAGATTTCCTAAGAGTCTCTAGTGCTTCTTGGAAAAGCTCATCTTCTAATATTGCTTTGGCTCTTGTGCCTCTATTTGCTTCTATCTGGAGATCCGACATCTATTGCTATTGTTGTACTACTTACTTGTGGTTCTTCAGGTTGTAACAGTTCTTTACTAGCTGCGTCAAGCATTTGTTTATTGGTATCAGAAATACCTTTCATATCCAATGCTTCTCGTCTTATTGCTTTTTCATCTATGTCTGCTTGATACTTAAGTTCAAGTTCTTTAGCTTTTGTTTCAAACTCTAATATCATTTTCTGATACTTAAGTTCCATTTCTCTCATTCTATTTTCATAGTTCATTTGAGCCTCAGCAGCTTTTTGTTGTGTCTGTATCTGTGATACTTTCTCAAACTCTGAAGGTGGTTTAGGTTGAGGTTTCATCATTTGCTGACCTAATCTTGGATCAGTAAAGTAAGATGCAACATCTTTTAAACCAGCGTTCTCAATGATACGAGATAATGTATTATAAATATTATTTAGATTTACAACTGGACCTTGTGGTGATCCCTGTAATTTAATAGCTTCTAGTTGTCTACCAAGTATTGCATTTAATATTTGTAGTTGTTGATCTCTAGATCCTGTACCTAATCCAACATGGATAGTTACATTACAACGATCTCTCCATTCCATTGGATTCATAGGAATAAAGTTATTTTTAATTTTAACAATGCGTTCTTTATCTTGATACTTAACAACTAATTCAAATATCTTTTTAAACATATCTTTAACACCAGTCTCAGCAAATACTCTAGCAATTAGTTCTAGTCTCATTTGTGATTGTGATAAGATAGTATTTATACCTGATGCAGTTTTGTTTAATGTATCAGTATCCATACCTTGGTTATACTTAGTAATACCACTTCGTTCTTCTTTAATAGTATCTAAGTATTGTAGTAATGGAAATGCTTGTTGTGTTAATGCCTGATTTTGTAATGGCATCATAACCTGACTAGGTGCAGATTTAGTTCTAACAATTCCTCCAGGTCTATTTGTTAATAGATCATCAAGATTAACTTGACCATCCATAACTGCAACTCTGTTATTATTTGTTAAGTACATATTATCTAGCACTTGTCTCATAACAGTAGATTTAATTAATTGAATATCTTCTACCAGCTCTGATACTGATCTACCATAAAATCTATGTGGTACAATAATAGGTGTTAGCGAACAGAATGGATGAGAATCAACAGGAACATTATCGAGGATAGTGTAACCACCATCACCTGCACTTGTAATCTTTCGAAGCTCTGCGATACCATCACCATCAGTATCCATGCGAATGTAAGATTCATAAACAATAACTTCTTCAGTTGAAGCGTCTCCAACAGATCTATCATAGTCATCATCTAAATTTCTAAAACGTGTACTACGTTCTTCATTATATCGTTCTTTATTTTCAACAGGTAAGTTATAAACTTTATCATAATCAAATCCCATTTCAAGTAATGCACTACGAGATGTAGGTACTCTATGACAAACAAAGTTTGCATCTTTTAAAGATTTAGCCTGACGTTCAATTAAAAATTCTTCAGGTGGTATAGCTTCAAACTTAACTCTACCAAATGTTTGTGTTCTTGTAATAACAACATCATGTATCATTGGTGTTGGAACTTTATCTAATTCTTCTCGCATCATAGATGCTTGTAAAGAATCTTGTTGTTCTGCTAGTTTTTCTTCTGCGTTCGCCTTTTGTTCCAGAAATGTTTCATCTTCGTACTCAGTATGTTCTTTAACTTCAACACCATCTTCGGCGATAAGCATTTCAAACTCATCATCAGATAATTTTTCATATGTTTCTCTTTCTACTTTCTCAGAGTTATCCCAGTATACTTTACATATACCATTTTTTTGTAACAAGGCATCTTTAAACATTGTGTATAAAGTTGTAAAGCCTTCGTTATCTTTGTTAAAAATATGATTAAGATAATCAGTAGCTTGTTCTGCAATAGCTACATCTTCTTGGCTAACAGGTTCTACTCTAACTATGTTATCAGATGCAGTAAATATTCTAAGTAATGGTGGTAAAATAGATTCAATAGTATCAGCTACATCTGTAGATACTACTTGTGATCTACCTTCTACCTCATTACCAAATGCTTCACCAAAATAATACTCATTAGCTTTTCGTCTTGACTGAGTAAGTTCTGATTCAAAGAAACCATAACTGTTCCTTATTTGTTCTCCAAGCAATCCTGATATTGCGTGTTCGTCTAGTGGTCTACCTTTTGCCATATTTATCCTTAAACAATATATCTTGTATCTACACTCATTGGTTTAGTCCAGTCTGTTCTTGTTGGTCCATCCACAGAACAGCCATACCTAAAAGCATCTGCTGCGTGTGAACTCCAATCATGTAGGGGTTTATTTTTAAATGTTTGCATCCTATCATCAAACTGTTTACGGTATTGTCGCAAACAATCAATACCATATTTACATTTATTCTTATCAAACCAACAGTCATCTAAATTATTTCTCACAGCTTCAATACCATGATCTACTTCTAATCTAGGACAAACTTCAAAGTCAAGTCCAAGATCATATGAGACTTCTAGCCTGGACTTACCAGTACCAAGTTCTCTTGTTGTTATATCATGTGGTGCAACATGGCGACCATACTTATAACCTTTATCTCTAAGTACACCTGCATAATGTGCAAGTGATTCACCAGAGCTTTCATAATAATCTATAAGATGTATTTCTTTTCCAACTCTTTGTGCAAACCAAATAGAAGTTGAATCACCAATACCTAAATCCCACCAGGTCTCAACATCATTACTTGCATCATAGTGTACATCTGTAATTCTATTTTCTTTTTCAGCCTTCTGAATCTGTTTTCCGTAATAGGCTCCTGAGACTGCAGCTTGAAAGCTACATTCAAATTCCTGCTCGTATTGATCTTCTGGCATTGTAAGCCTAGCTTCTTCAAGTTCATCTTCAGCTATAATTTCTGTCTCAGATGCACGATATAATTGTGCATACCAATCCTTGCCACCTCTACGTTTTGCTAAATCGTAAACATCCCAGAATTGATTATGACCCATAGGAGTTCCAATAAATATTACATAGCCAAGTTTGTCTGCAACTGCAGGTCTTACAACCTCAGTCCAAACTCTAGGTGACATCAGGGCGTACTCATCCATACAAACTCCATCAAATCCTAATCCTCTAAGAGCATCTGGATTGTCCGATCCGAAGATTTGTATACGTGATCCATTCCATAGATCAACCTTCAGTTCGGTTTCATGTCGTTTGCCACCAAGTTTCATTAAGGGATCTGTATATTCTTTTAAATAGTCGTAAGCGACTGCCTTTCCCTGGCGATAAGTTGGTGCGATATACGCCAATCTCGAATTTGTTATTTCACAAGCAGTCATAATTAAATGATTGATTGCGAATACTGTCTTACCGAATCTTCGGTGACAACAGATAACATTAAATCTTTTTAGTTCGTTATGAATTTTTTCCTGTAAAGGTCTAGGTTCATACGGTATTTGTATTTCCACTATTCAATAATTTTTTTAATATAATTTTGTGTTTCTTTTGGTAGCTCATTAAAGTCTCCACCTTTTTTTAACCATTTATCTACATTACCTACTCCCCAGTTATAAGCTGCAAGAGCTGTTGTAGCATCATCATTATAACGATCCATTAAAGCATATAAATATTCAGTACCAAATCTAACATTTTCGACTGGATCAAATGGATCTTCTAGTGGTTTAATTCCAAAGCCTGGTTGTTCTGCAGTTGCATCCATAATTTGCATTAATCCTTTTGCACCTACTGGAGATACAGCTTCAGGATTGCCAGAGCTTTCTGCTTCAATAACTTTATTAATAAAAGGATCAGGTGAAAAACTTTTACCAGATATTAATCCTTCTTTTTGTTGTGGTTTAAAAAGTTCTAATAATCCACTTAATGTTTCCATATTATTTCTTTTTTCGCCAGCCAATAGTAACAGCAACAGGCTTATTATCGTCACCTTGCAAAGTATTTGTAACTGATGATAGCTTAGAATGTACATATGGTGCTGACTCCTTTGCTGCCCACATCTTCTTTTCAACAGATACTTGTGGGTTATTCAATAAGTTTAACATATATTTTAAAGGAGTAGTTTGACCTTTACCTAATTCTGCATCCAGGCGTTCTTGTTTTGTTCCAATAGCAACACCTTTTGGTCTACCTGCACCTTTTCTTTTTCCACCATGAGCCATTATATTAATCCCATCAAATTAGCTTTTAATAATGATTGCATACTCTTTGGAGTCATAGGTTTAGCTTGTCCTTGCATCATATTAGGTTGTGCCATATTAGCTTGTACGTTAGGCATTCTAGGTGGCATAGCTTGTGGTTGCGTTTGTGGTTGCATTCTTCTTTGAACTTGTGGTGTAGTTCTTCTATATCTAGATATATCAGTCTTGCCAACATCAATACCAAATATTTCTTTTATATCTTTATTAGATTTTACCATACGACCATCAAATCTAGAGCCAGGAGCTACTACTTTATTCTTTTTAATAGTGGCTATCTCATTATCAACAGTTAGTAATTGCATTTCTTTCATAATATACCTCTTAACACTTCCATCTTTTTCTTGCTTGCCTTAATCTTGAGTTAGGATCTTTAGCAGCTTTAGGAAATTTCTTCATTTGTCCTGCACTTCTTGCGCAGAATGACTTTCTTCTCTTAGCATCTTTGCTACCAGCTTTAACTTTACCTGTAACAGCAGTCTTTAACTTGCTTCCAGGATTAGCTCGTCTATATGCAGCTACACCTTTAGCAGTCATGCCAGCTCCAGACTTAGTTGGTCTAAAGTTTTTCTTAGTTCGTGGTGGCATCTTGTCTCTTTTACGTGCCATTACCTATATCTCCTTGTTTTTTTAGCAATACGCTTAGGTTGTTTTACAAATTGCTTGCCTTTTTTAGTACCTTTGCGTTTAGCTCTGCTAGTTGCAGCATATTCTGCTGGAGTTAAAGCTTTGATTGCCTTTTCAGGTAGGTATCTTTCACCAGTTTTAGAAGAAGGTTTACCAGATTTAGTACGCCACTTCTGTTTAGTCCAGTTCTTAAGACTTTTTTGAGACTTTTTTAGTGCCATGTTTTTTCTTTAATACCTCTTTAGCTTTTTTAGCAATCCTTGCTTGTTCTGGTTTGCCACCATACTTACTTCGTTGTTCCATTACTGTAAGAATCTGTATCTTCCTAGCATATGGTTTCTTAATTCTTTTAACTTTAGCTACAGTAGCTCTGGCATCCGCAGGAGTTGCATACTTAATAGGTACAGTATCCTTGGGATTTTCGTCAGTATATAATCTACGACTACTTCCCTTTGGTTTTTTTCCTGTTCCTACTTTTGGATCTCGTTTTTTTGATTTTACTACCATACTTTTTTACAAATTTCTTAGCAACATCAGGTTCATTAGCAAATAAATACTTCCGTTGCTTAACAGATTTGAATGGCATTAACGATAGCCACCACCTGCAGCCTTATAAGCTTTTGCTGTCATCTGCGCTTTACGTGCAGACCATTGACCAGGTTTACCACCTTTACCACCTGCTTTGATTCTATTGAATATTCTTTTCCTCAAGGCAGGTTTGGTATAGTTTCCAGCTTTGTTTACTGTGCTTTTCTTCTTAGCCATTTTTCATAAACTTTTTGTTAGCTTCCTGAACTACCATGCCAGGTTTCTTTTTCTTCTTAGAAGCCATGATCTTTTTCTTTAGAAAGTCAGGTAATGTCTTTTGTGCATCCGTTAGCATTACATCATGCCTTTCATTTTCTTCTTAGCAGTTTTCTTCATGCCCTTCATGTTCTTCTTTTTCTTCTTCATGTTCTTTTTCTTAGCAGTTTTTTTCATTCCTCGCATAATAATCTCCTATAAGTTTTGCGTTTGGTTACTGTGGATTCATAGTAGTCTTTATCCCAAGACTCATAGAATC